ATCTTGAACTAAGATAAGTGGTCTAAACCCTAATTCTTTTAATCTTTTATTTCTATCTAATGCTACTATAGCTCTCTTAGACATTGTTGCAGAACCACCCTGAACACGTGCATTTACACTCTGTCTTTCTGCAGTTGCAATGAAACCAGAATTATCTTTTATTGTAATTCCTTCAGAAGAAGCCTCATTCTTTATTTCTTCAATCTCTTTTCTATATGAACACTTATTTAATTTATCAAGATAATATTTTATCCTCTCATCATTATAATCATAATTTTCTCCAGATGTTTTTAGTAAAGGATTAAACATCTTTTTAAATCCTGAAGTTATCTCAAACCTATTTAAGTTTATATCAGGAAGTCTTCTTCTTCTTCCCCAAACATCTTCTACATAACCATATTTATGAACAAAATTATGAGTTTCATCTACCCATTTTTTAACATTTGGAAAACTATTGAAGAAATCATTTCTAATCTTTTTAGCCTCACTTATAGAACAACCAATTCTCTCAGCGGTCATTGCATCACCCATCCCATACATAATTCCAAGTAAAAGGGATTTACAACTAGTTCTTCTATGTTTACCTTCAGGATTCATTGTACCATCAGGGAAAAATTCTTTATTATCTTCATAATTATTATTATAAACTTTTGATGCAATCATAGCATATAAATCTTTTCCATCTTTATATGCATTTATCATACTCTCATCATGAGAATAATGAGCAAGTAATCTTGGTTCTTGTTGTGAGTAGTCTGAACCAACAAATGTATATCCTGGTGATGCTGTAAACATTCTTCTAACTGAAACATCGCCTCTTGCTGGTATATTCTGTAGATTTGGATTTTTAGAACTAAATCTACCAGTGTCAGCACCAAACTGTAAAAATTCACCATGAAGTTTTCCATCTCTCTTTGACAGAACTGTAGGAATTTTATCTATATAAGTACCTAATAACTTTTCAACACCTCTTATTTTTAATATTGTTGATGCAATATTAGATATATCCTCATTATAATTTTTACTAATATATTTTAATGCATCTTCACCTGTACTTCTTGGCATTTTTTTACTAACTGGCTTTACACCTAAAATATCATAAAAAAGAATTGCAAGCTGAGTAGGAGAATTAATATTTATTGGTTCTGTTAACTGTTCATTTTTTGTCTTTGGATTTTTACTATTTGATTGTTTTACAGGAGTATTTGCATCTGGTGACAGCCTCCACATTGATATTTTATTATTAAAAACAATGAGCTCATTATTTAACTCATCATTGAGACTATCTAATTTCTTATGAAACTTTTTACTTAATCTTTTACCATATTCTAGATCAATACATACACCTGTTAATTCCATGTCACCAATTATTTTTACAAGTGGCATTTCTACTTCTGAAAATATATAAAATAATCTTTTATTTTCTTCTTTCTTTAATTCTTTTTCCTGTAGTTCATAAAGTCTATATGTCATATATGCATCAGTAGCTGCATATAATGCAAATAATGATGGATCTACTAGTTCATATGGTATATTTTCAAATAAGCTTTCTATTGAATACTTTTCAATAGAACTATCAACTTTTTCAATATACTGTTGTTTTAGTCCAGCCCTTTCATTTTCATTTAATACTTTGGCACAAATCATGGTGTCCCAATAAACATTTAATTCACAGTCACAGGTACACTTAATTACTTTATAATCAAATTTACCATTATGCATTATAATATTTGTATTTACTAGTCTATCAAATCCTTCTTTTATGTCACTCTCAGTTAATTGCCAGTCTAATCTATTATGTGTATTTTTGTCAACATGATTAACTGGAATATAAGCATTCTTCTGTCCAGGAGTATAAATACATGCACCCATTAACATACAAGTTAAGGGGTCAAGAGAATTATTAGTTTCAGTATCTATTGCAATAACTCCATTTGCAATAGATTTATCAATGTAATCAAAAAACTCTTGTTTTGTCTTAATTACGATTGTATTAGAGGAGTAACCACCAAGAATTCTATCTACATTTTCTTTTATAATATTTAGTTTTTCATCAATTGAAACAGATTTTGATTTCAATGATTGTTCTACAGTCCTAACTTTTTTAGGATTGCTGACCTTATTAAGAATTTTTTCAGTTTTATTAACAGGTTGTATATTAAACTCTTGACCCCATAAACTATTTTTATTCATTAATTACTCCTCTAATAAAATAATTTAATAATACCTTGTAGGTCTTCCCATTGTACCCATTACAGGTTTTTCAAATGGTGTTGGTTCACTATTAAATTCATTATTATATTGACTATTCATCTTATCATTATACTGAATTTGTGCTCTTATGTCAATATTATCATTACTATATTCACTAACATTATCATTATTTTCTGGGAAACTGCCTGTATTAATAAATACATTAATATCATCTGCTTTTTTATCAAGAACAACTCTTCCAAGTGCAGAATAATCCTCAAATGCATCATTCAATATAGGATAATTTTCCTGAGGATAGTTTACTGGGCTAAGATTTGGAATAATATCATAAGTAGTTTTCATATCACCTTTAGCACCGTGTCTAATGATCTTACAAAGAATATTAGACAAAGGACCATAGTTATCAAGATAACCCTTAATTCTAAATGCATAGGTAGAAGCACTTCTTTGCCAAACAACTGGCTTTGCTTCTATACCATCTGGTGTATTTACATATTGAATCATTTTAATAAATACAGCCTGTTTAATCTTTTCACCCTTTGAACAAAGAGGACATTTTTCAATAGGTTCTCTCGGGTCTCTAACACATGAAATCTGTCTAAATTTACCATTTACAAAAATATCATGAACTGTAAGGATTTCAAGATCTTCAAGAGAATCAACCATAAATCTAACTACAGCCTCATCACCATCATTTTGAAGATTAAAAAACCCAACCTGATTTTGCTGTGTATTTTCTCCAGTCAACACATCACTAAGATTAATTTGTGCCATAAATTAATACCTCCAAATATTTATTATTTATTTTATTATAACACATTTTTAAACTAATCACTACTTTCTTCAAATTCTTTATTACTTATCTGACTTATTATTTTTGGCATCATTCTCTTTTTCATCTTCTTTAGAAATATCTTCGCTCATTCCTTGTTCATTTTTAAATGATTCCTCAAGAATATTTGAGAGAAAAGCCCCATCTTTAAGTTCAATATTTATAAAGCCTCTTGTAGACATATAATCAATATCATCATCAAAATTATTAGCTGCTCTCATATATGCATTATAATTCTTTTTAGAATCATCAGTAATATACCTACCTCTTAAAAACTGAATCCATTCCTTTTTAATTTCTTTATCAGGATAACAAACATACACAGGTTCTTTACTTTTGCAAAAATAATCTTGAATTGCCTTGTGACTAGAAACAAGAACAATTTTGTTATTTTTAGAGAGATATTCAGCTATTTTACAATATGTATTAAATTCTTTTACTTCATCACTAACATAATAATCATGATAATTAGATGTTACTGAAGATGCAACAGTCATAGTTTTATCGTAGGTGTATTCCTTTTCTTTTTCAGGTTTGTAAATACATTCAGAACTTTCTAAATCTATTACTACACCTGGGAATAATTTAGCTGCTTCAGTTTTACCTACACCTGGATAACCAATAATAATCATTAAATCACCTCTTATTTATTCTTTTTAAATTTAAAAATTCTTCTTTACTTAAATCATTAACATCTTTGCCATTTGGTATTTGTATTATATCAACAAATACATCATTTCTTATATTTTTTATAAATCTTTTTATCCCATGTTCACCTGCCATATCTCCATCTAAAGCTAAATGATAAAATCTTATACCACTTTTATTTAAAATATCATATTGTTTTTTACTACCAGTTCCAAAAAGAGCTATTGCTGGTATTCCCCATGTCCAACATTTTAAAGCATCTAATTGTGATTCACAAACAACTACTTCTGTTATATTATTACTATTTATATAATTCAATAAATAAACAGGTTTTCCCATATTTTCTGGTATGTGAAAATATTTTGTTTTTACATTTCTTTCTGTTATACCTATTAAATGACCAAATTCATCCCAAACTGGGAATGTTAACGAATCTGTTTTTTTATTATATCCTATTTTAAATTTTATGACAACATCTTCAGTTAACCCTCTTCTAAACATGTATGGATGAAAATAGGCAAACTCATCTAATATTGATTCATCTAGATATTTAGTTGTTTCTATTTTTTTATTGAGTTCAATCTTTGGTAATGATAATAATCTTTCAGAATATGTATTTGAAAAATTATCTATTAACCATTGTTTTGCATCCTCAATTGATAGTGATAAACAAATTGAAACTAATTTATATAATGGTCCTTGGTCACCACAAGTAAAACATCTATACCAACCATAAGGTACATTTTCTGATAATCTGCTATTATAAACATAACATGATGGATTATTTTCTTTCCCATCCTTGTGAGAAGGACATGTTATTGCAATGTTTTCACCATGTCTTCTTATTTGTTTTAAATACCCACTAGTATTTTCACGTTGTATCTTTTTTAATATTGTTTCAACATCAACATCTATAATGTGATTATAAATATTAAGATCCATTAGAAAATATCTTCTCCGTCATCAACTTCAAATTTTGTTTTTAATTCTTCAGCACCCTGACCATTAACTGCATTATTTTCTTCCGGTATATAAGTAAAATTACCTGTGTTTAAATCAATAACATATGAAAGTGTTTTATTATTAACTGAATCTCTTGATTTAACTAAATGCATTTCCATTATACCATCTTTTTGTTCAAAAAACAAAACTATAGTACTATCTTGACCAATTCTATCAGATTGAGCAATATGTGTTAAATCAACACCGTCTTCTGTAGAAGCTCTATTTTGTTGAGATACTGATATAATTGGTATTTTTAATAAAACCTGTAAATTTTTTAAATCCTTAGAAATATTACTTGCTTTTTCTACTGGGTTCTTTGCATGTCTATCATCTTCAAGTAATGAGTGTTGGTCAATAAATAAGATATCTAGATTTTCTTTTTCAACAAATGCCCTCAATGCTGATACACCTGCTGGTCCATCAATCATATTTGGTGTTAATACTTTTAATCCACCTTTAAACCTGTTTGGTAATTCATCTAAATATCTTTTATATTCATTTTGAATACTTCTATCACCTCTAACCATTGCTGAATTAGAAATATGAGAAATGAGTGTATCTACTCTATAACCAACTTTTCTTTCACTCATCTCACCAGAATATAAACCAACAGTCAATCCTTGTTCTAAGGCTGATACTGCACATTTCATTAAAATCCAAGATTTACCCTGATTAGATCTTGCTACAATTGTGGCTAACTCTTCTTCCTTATCCCAACCACCAATTATTTCATCTAATTCTGTAAAACCTGTTTTAACAAAGAACTTTGAAAAATCTTCAGCCCTTTCTAAATATGATTCATATCTACTTGTATCTTTTGTAATATCAACAGCCTCAACATGTTTAGCCTTTACAATTGAATCAGTAGATGTTGTATACAATTCCATTGCACCATCTACATCACCATTTACAAGTTTTTCTCTTATGTCATTAAATATTGAAGCTAATTTTCTTGTATTCCTATCATCATATAATTTATCAATCAAATAATCTGATGATTCATTAACTTCTATAATATCAAAATTTGGAAATTTATCTAAAAAAGAAATCTTGTCTGGTATATTTCCATATTCCTTTAAATGAGATGTTATGAACTTGTATTCTTCCTTGTAATCATCGAAAAATTCATCTGTTATGTTGTTTATCTGCAACATAGATGAATCACGAGTATTAAGCAAGTAATTAATTACCTGCAATTGAATCATGGTCTACCTCTAACAAATTTTTCCTTGTGATATATTCTGTATCTTCATATATGACCATTATATCATATAATCTTGCACATTCGTATTCTATTCTACATCCTCTTGAATTTTCCCAACCACTTGCCATTATTATAACATCAGATTTTGATAAAACTTTTAAACTTTTTGAAAGAAAATATAAAGATTCATTTTTTAATCTTTTTGAATGTTTTATTTCAAAATATGATTTCATAAATTTCAAATCATCAGTTTGAAAATAATTTTGTACTTTTTCAATCAATTGTTTTCTTTTTATAAAAATCTCTTCTTTTGATTTATTAGTCATAGGTTGGGAAATAAAAACATTCAATTTTCTATTTTCCATTCCAAACCTCTTTTATCTTTTCCTATAAATTGTATTATCCTGGATTCATTTATTACTCTACTAGCTAATCTACTGCCAAGCAAATTATGTAAGTCATTTGGTGTGACATTTGACGTGAATATATTTGATTTCTTATTACTCAATCTAAAATCAATCATACTCAATAAATGTTCATGTTCAAATTCTGTAGCAGATTTTGTTGCTATATCATCCCATACTACTAATTCACAATCTAACACATTGTGTTTTATGTGTGTAATATATTCACTTTTTTCTTCTATGTTTGATTTTAATTCTAATAAATATCTTGGCACATTTATAAATAAAACCTTTGTCTTCATATCACATTTATGCCAGATTGAATAAATGTAAGCTTTTAAAAGTCTAACACTCCAACTTGTTTTCCCATTCCCTGGTATTTGAGAATATAAATATATATTTAATCCATTATTTATAAGTACTTCTATATTATTCTGTATAGATTTTAAGTATGTAAATGCATCTCTATCACTCCCATCATCATCAATATATAAAGATTTTGGTAAAATTAAATTATCTGGCATTAAAGACTGTTCAAATAAATAATTTAATTTTATAAATCTTTCACAAGATTCAGTACAATAGTCAGAATTTTTTAATCTACAATTTAAATCAAATTTACAATTCATACTAATTCTTAAAACTGCTCATTGCTAATACTAATATTATTTTGTTTAACTTCTTTAAAGTTATTGTTCATTCTTTTATTATAAACTGAAACTGCATAACTCATATCTTTCCAACCATTTGCAGATGCTATGTGAATTATATCTATTGCTTTATCTACGTCATGATTAGATGCTGAGTCAACTGTTTTTTGTGCCAATATAATCATTTGTTTACTTACAAAACCAAACTTATTCTGTATTACATCTAACCATTCACAGTAAGCTTGTTTCATATCCTCTGGATATTCACTGTTTATATTATTTTTAACAGACCTTAAAATAGCATTTTTCTTACTGTCTTTTGATTGAGGTTTTAAAAATGATAGTGTTTTTATAATTGACTCATTTTCACCCATCATAATACTTGACAGGATATCTATGTTTACTTTTATACAATCATCTGAGTTTTTATGGATTATTTTAGACTTTTCAAGCATGTTTTCTATATCTTTTTGTTGTGATACACTCAATGTTGTTCTTTCTTTTATATATTTTCTATCTATTAAAAAATGGTCCTTTTCAAGTTTATTTTTTCTAATGGCCTTTTCATTTATTTCAATTAGAGCATTTAAATACACTGCTGCATTTAAACCAAAAGATTGAGCCAATATAACATTATAAGACTGATAATTTGATAAACTAATTAAATTAATAAGCATTATTATCCTTAACCTGCTTTAAATTTAAATCTGATCTAAAACTACTAAATGCATTTGTTATATAAGTATATATCATGTTTTCATCTATGTTTGAAACATACTTATAATATATATATAAATCCTTATCTATTATATCATATCTTTTTAAAAATCTTTTATATTGATATTTTGATATGTGCTTAATTTGTTTTTTTATTTTTTTATAGTTTACTTTATCTTCATCAAACACATTTAAATTCATGAGAATATCAAAAATTATTGCTGATATGTATTTTTTATTTTCCCACTGTTTCTTAACAAATCTCTTATCCCAACCTCTGTTAAAGTTATATTTTTCTTCAGTACTAGAAAAATACCCTTCTTGAAATTCACTTGATAATTCATCTAACGATATTGGGCATTGATTGACATATCTTTTCTGTCTATTTTGTGCTATAAAATAATTTTTTCTTCTACTTTCAACTAGCACATGCATTGCTTTTAACACAGCATCCTTGTCGTTGTATAATTTATTAGACTCATTTTTCCAAACCTGTTTTTCCATAACATATAAAAATGAATCCATAAAAATATCATAACAATCATTTTGTGACAATACTTTTACTTGCTGTTTATAATATAATTTTTCAAGTGCTGGCCAACAATATAAAATAAGAACAGCTGCATAAACATCTTTCTTAAATTCATTTTTTTCAGTAATGTATTTATCAGCTATTTCTAGCATTGTATATTTTGAAGTATCTAAACACTTAGAAAGTGTTATATAATTTTTTTTAATCTCTGATAAACTATTATTTCCCATAATTATCTATAACTTCATCTATATCTTCAATTTTTGCAAATCTCCAATAACTTGCATTAAATGTTTTACTCAGAGAAGAACCATTACATACACTATAAATTTCATAATAATTTGATATATCAATTCCAATATATTTACAAGCAGCTTTTGCTGAAATGAATAATAATCTATTATCCATTACAACAGGTGTTGGATATTTATTTGCTATCCACCACCTATCAACTATAAATTTTTTACTTATATTCCAATCATCTATAGTAAGTTCTTCACCTTGTTCATTATAGTTTATATATTCTAATTTTTCTTTTTCCTCATTATTAAAATCAGATAAATTTTCTTCAACAATATTTCTACTACTTATTTCACTTACATCATCTAAAATATCTTTAGGAACATCTGTAAAAAATTTAAGTAAACTATCTATAGAAAATAATGCATATCTATTATTTAGTTTAACTTTAAATTTTGTAGAAGCTAGATTAGAGTAATCAATAGATAAATCAACCACAGGAACTTTACCAAACTTCTTATGAGTTAATTCCATACCAACAATGTCTTCAAGCTTCATATTATACACTCCTTAATTATATTTAGCTAAATACTCTGGATCTACACACTTAAAAGACTGTACACCATCTAAAGATCTGAATACAACTCCTTCCTTTAATTTATTATTTATTTTTGATTTTTCACTTCTAACAAATTTTCTTAATTCATCAATAGTATCAGGTAATTCATAATAATAACTTAAAATTGGAACTGTTGGAATGGCGTATTTATCTAAGAATACTTTCATTTCACCAGAACCCCATCTACCTCTATCAGATGTTACTAAGTTAAATGCTGCTATTCTTCTCTCATCTAACCCGTAAGTATTTTTTTGAACACCTTTTCCATAGGTTTCAGCTTGAATAGTTACCCAATCAAATTGTGGATACCCATCTAATATTTGAGATAATTTTTCTTCCATGTGATACTTTTCAGACATTTCCAAATAAACATTTGAATCAAAATATTTTAAATCCATGTTTTTCTTTTCTGGAGTATCGAAACAAACATTTCTACTACACACGAAATATTCATATTTACCAAACTTACCTCTTTTCATAGTAAATGTCGTGCTAGTTCCATCAATTTTCTCAGTTGCTACCCAAGGTTCTTTATTAGTGAGAATCCAAGACATATTCTC